AAAAACTTCAGTTCATTGAACTTGCTCAAGCGATTTGTCACGCCGGTCACGTTTTCTATGAAGATTTCTTATTCTCATCAAAATGGTTAGAAGGTGCTATCTTGACGTTCTTGCGTAGGAGCGGCCGTGTTGCTCCTGACAAACCTCATAGAGCTGATAAAAATGAGGATGGTACTGATGGTGAAGAAAAGTTTACAGGTGCTTATGTTAAAGAACCAAAACCTGGTCTTTACAAGTGGGTATATGACTTGGACTTGACATCTCTATATCCATCTATCATTATGACATTGAATGTTAGCCCCGAAACCAAGATTGGTAAGTTAAAATCATTCTCTTCAGAGGATTATATGAAAGACATGATTGAGTCTTATGTAATTGTCGAAGAAAATGGTACACAATATCCACCTTTGAATAAAGAACAGTTTCAAAAGCTAATCCAAGAATCTAACTATTCAATTTCATCAAATGGTGTTTTATACACCCAAGACAAGATTGGGGTTATACCTGAAATCTTAAATGTGTGGTTTGATAAACGTGTTGAGTATCGAAAGTTGGAAAAACAATATGGTAAGGAAGGTAAGACCGACCTTTACAAATTTTATTCCCAACGTCAGTTAGTTCAAAAGATTATGTTGAACTCATTGTATGGGGTATTGGGATTACCATCGTTTAGATTCTACGATGTGGATAATGCTGAAGCTACCACTATCACCGGTCAAACTGTAATTAAGACTACTGAAAAGATAGCTAACCAATACTACACAAAAATCATTGGTAAGGATGGAGACTATAACGTGTATACCGATACCGACTCCGTGTTTTATCAAGCACTACCATTGGTTCAAGCCAGAAATCCAGATATTGACCCCACATCCGATGAACAAATGGTTCCCGCTATTTTGTCGGTAGCTAAAGAAGTTCAAGAACACATCAACAAGGTCTATGACACAATGTCTAAAAAATTGTTCAATGTGAATTCTCACCGATTTGACATCAAACAAGAAACTATTGCAAAAGGTGGATTTTGGGTATCAAAGAAAAGATATGCTCAATGGATTATCAACGACAATACTGTTCCGTGTGATAAGATGGATGTAAAAGGATTGGATGTTCGTAGGTCATCATTCCCAACATATTTTAAAAAGGTAATGGAGACTGTGTTGTTGGATATCCTAAAAGGTGTTAACAAATCAGAAATTGACGCAAAGATTATTGAGTTCAAAGACAAGATGTCAGACCAAAATTTCGTGGATATCGCAAAGAACTCTGCTGTGAAAGATATGTCAAAGTATATCAAGAAGCGAAACGTATATTCTTTGAATGAGTTTGAGAAAGGTACACCAGCACACGTTAAGGCTGCTATAACGTACAATCGATTGTTGAAATTCTTTGATGCTCCTTACAAATATGAACCTATGAAGGATGGTGATAAAATCAAATGGGTATATCTTAAAAAGAACCCACTTGGAATTGAGGCAACGGCTTTCACCGGTCATAACGACCCAACTCAAATTGAAGACATGATTCGTCAACACATCGATGTGGACTTGATTTGGGAAAAAGAGTTGGAAAACAAGATTACCGACTTCTACGATGCTATGGGTTGGGATAAACCAAACCCAAATCTTGAAAAAGCATCACAATTTTTTGGATTTTAATTTGAATGATATGAATATTGAACAAGCAAAACAAGTATTAAAAGAACATGGTTACTATGTAGATAATCTCTGGCACACCGATGATGTCCACCGATATGGTGATATTTCGGAGGATGGCGCGTACGATGTGTTAGATTCAGTTTTACAAAATGCGTACACCATTGAAAAAATTAATGAAATGTTGGAGGACGAGTTCAACAATCGAACAAATTAATGAGTGTAACCAATTACATAGTAGAATTATGTCCACGGAGTGAGATTGTAAAATTTGTGGAAACTCATCACTATTCAAAAAATATGAATGGATTACACATTTCATATTGCTTTAAGTTGATGGATGGTGATACTATGATTGGTGCTATGGTGTATGGGTCGTTGGGTATGGTTGGGGTTGCTGAAAAGTACACCAACAATCCATCAAAGATTTTGGAGTTAAAACGACTCGTGTGTATTGATGATACTCCAAAGAATACTGAATCTTATTTCATAGGTTGGACGCTTCGGTGGTTACAACGAAATACTGATTTAGAAATGATAATCTCATATGCTGATAAAACATTTGGACATGAAGGTGTGGTTTATAAAGCTACAAACTTTGAATGTTTAGGTGAAACTTCAGCCGGAAGGGTTATTATGTGGAATGGTCGTAGGTATCACGACAAAACTTTAAGAAACAAACACAATGGGAAACTAAAGCCCGTTGCTATTGAATTGAAAAACGCATTGGATGATGGAAGTGCTAAGTATGTGGAAACCCTTACAAAGAACATTTACATTTACCGATTCAAAAAAAGAAAGCAAAAAATCCACCAATGGTTTGGATAATTCAAAATAATTTCGTATATTTGTCTAAATAAAAAATAAAAACATGAAAAAAAGTTCATTTGAAGGGTTTGTAGCCCGTTACAATTTGGGTGGTGAGGTTGAATCCGTAAAAATCAACTCAACTGATGAAGGAATGTCTGTTCGATTCATCTCCGATGACAAAACCCTATTGGGTAGTGTTGAGACTGAAGAGAAAGAATTTCCAAATGGTGAGTTTGGTGTTTACACGACTTCACAACTAAAAGGTCTTCTTGGTGTTTTGGATTCAAACGTCAAAGTAGAACAAGGTGAGGCATCATTAGTATTTTCAGACAATGGTACGTCTGTAAACTATATGTTGGCTGACTTGTCAGTAATTCCCGTAGTTCCTGAACTGAAAACTCTTCCGGAGTTTGGTTCAAACGTTACACTTGACGATGAGTTCGTTGGTAAGTTCATCAAATCAAAAGGTGCTTTGAGTGACTCCGACACATTTACATTTAAGTGTAAGGGTAACAAAGGTGAGGTTATTTTGGGATATTCTAAAATTAACTCGAACCGAATTTCTATCAACGTTGAGTGTACTTGTGCATCTGACGTTGAACCAATTTCATTCTCGGCTAAATACCTTAAAGAAATCTTGAATGCTAACCGAGGTGCAAAAGCATCTTCTTTGAAGATTTCGTCTCAAGGTCTTGCTCATGTTGCATTCGAACATGATGGGTTTAAATCTAATTACTATTTAGTAGAGATTAAGTAATGAGTTTTTGGGATACTGAACCAGCGAAACCGGAGTTCGACTACACGGCTGAAAAGAAAAAGTTCATAGATAATATGGACTACCTTTCTTCTATGTCTGTTGAAGAACAAACTCTTTACAAGAAATGGGAAGAGTGGAATTCCGACCTACCATCCTCAATGAAGAGGAAGGCTGCTATGGCTACTTATATTGATTCTTTGTGGATGCCAACTGACATCTATAATAAAGAACAAACTATAAAAGAGGTTATGGCACTCGAACCCTATGTAGAGATTGTTGATGATTCTAAAGAATCGACTCGTTGGACTGAAATCCGTAAACTAATTCACACCATGGCTTTTTCAGCCAATCCCGGTCGTAATGTCAAGATTTATGTTAAAGACCGAGTTAGTGGTAAGGTATTAGGTATGATTTCGTTAGGTTCAGATGTCACCTCTTTGGGTGTAAGGGATGCTTATATTGGGTGGACTCAAGACAACAAATACAAAGATGGTAAATTAAATCATACAACAATTGCTACTACTATTGTATGTACCCAACCATTGGGATACAACTTCTTGGGTGGTAAGTTGATTGCTTGTATGGCTACATCACCAATCGTAAGAAAGTATTGGAAAGAAAAGTATGGTCAGACTTTGATTGCTGTCGGTACTACATCTTTGTATGGAATCCATTCACAATACAATGGCATCCCACACTTCAAAACACTTGGTGAGTCCGCAGGTAAGGTTGCTACTAAACCAGATGATTCGGTATATGAAGTATGGCATCATTGGATGAAGGAAAATCAGCCGGAAGAATACGCAAGACAAACTGCTGAAAAGGCAAATGTCGATGGACCTGCTACCGGAGTAAAACAAAAAATCATTAATATGATATTCAAGGAGCTTGGTATCAAATCTTCTAAATATCAACATGGATTTAAGAGGGGTGTATACTTTGCTCAAATGTATGAGAATGGTAATGAGTTTCTCCGAAATGAAATCACCGAAGACCAATTGGTATTAAAAGACAAATTTGCTAAAGGCGATGAATACACTATGAATTGGTGGAAAAAGAAGGCAGTATCTCGTTATGAGAAACTACACGAAGAGGGTCGTATAAAACCAGAACCATTATTTTACCTTGATATTATTGGTATGTCTTGGGAAGCCGCAAAAGAAAAGTATTTAAACGAAGTAGGAAGATGAGTAATACATTATGGGTTGAAAAATATAGACCCGATACGTTAGAAGGTTATGTCGGAAACGAACATATCCTTGAGAAAGTAAAAATCTACATTGAGAACGAAGACGTACCACATTTGCTGTTGTATGGTCAAGCCGGTACGGGTAAAACCACATTGGCTAAAATCATTACAAATCAGATTGATTGTGATGTCATGTACATCAACGCATCTGATGAGAACAACGTTGACACGGTTCGTGACAAAATCCGTGGGTTCGCTTCATCAATGGGATTCAGAAAGTGGAAAATCATTATTTTGGATGAGTCTGATTACTTGACACCAAATGCTCAAGCAGCTCTCCGTAATTTGATGGAAACTTTTAGTAAGTCGACCCGATTCATTTTGACGTGTAACTATGTCGAAAAAATCATCGACCCAATTCAATCACGTTGTCAAACGTTTGCTATTACACCACCATCAAAAAAGGATGTTGCAAAACGATTGAATGATATTCTAACAACTGAAGGTGTTGAGTTTGAAATGTCGGACCTTGCTGTTCTTGTTAATAGTGGATATCCTGACATTCGTAGGGTGTTAAACGCAGCTCAACGACAAGTCATCAACAAGAAGTTAGTAATCGACAAACAATCCACAATTCAGGCGAATTATGCTGAAGAGGTTGTCAAGGTTCTTCAAGGTAATGGTGATGCTAAATCTAAATTTGTAAGTGTACGTCAAATCATTGCAGATTCGGGTGTAAAAGATTTCACTCCGTTGTATCGTTTGTTGTACGACCGAGTTGATGAATACGCTAACAACAAAGTGGGTCAGACTATTCTAAACATCGCAGATGGTCAATACAAAGACTCAATGGTAGTAGACAAAGAAATTAACGTGATGGCGATGATGTTAAATATTATAACAAGTATCTAAAATGGCAAAAGGTAAAGTAATCGAAATGGGTAAAAAACAACCCGAACAAATGAAAATGCAGTTAGACCCATTCAAACTAAAAACAGTTGAATGTCCTAATTGTGAAGGTATCTTCTTTAGTGAGGTAACTATGTACAAAGAAGTCCCAGCACTACAATCACCAACCGGTCAAGCGTCATTGCTTCCAATTCCGGTTGTAATTTGTAATGAGTGTGGTACTGTACATCCAAAGTTTACACCGAAAGAACTATTCGAAAATGGCGAAGAAAAGTGATACTGCCACGATTAAGGCAAAATCTCTATTCGACCATTTGGGTGGGTTAACCTACCAAAAAACTTCATGGGAATCCTTGTCCGAAATGGATAGGAAGTCATTTTCGCCGTTTATGGTGAATCGCTTCCTATCCATGAACATGGATTACTTGGAGCTTGTGAATGAGTATCAGAAATTTACCATTGGTAACATGGGTACTCGTGAAGTTTACAAGTTTTATTTAGATGTTCTACCAAAGAGAAAAAGCTTTGATAAATACGTTAAAGGTAAAGATG